TTTAAAACCCCGTACTGAAATTATTAATGAGATGTATTCTAATGCCAAAGATGAAATGGATAGACTTAAGCACGAATTTATAGCCGCCACACTTAAATTTGAAAATCTAAAAAAAGAATATGGATTGAATTAAGTGGAATTATCTTTTGTTTTAAACTTTAAAGACGTTTTTAATTATTTTATTAATATTTAATATATATAATATAATGAAATCATTTGCTTCGAAATTGTGGAGTGATTACGGCATATTAGGTCTAATCCTTCTGTGTGTTGCCTTATACGGCATTGTCATGGTCTTTCAATATTTGTCAAATAAAGGTGCTTTTGGACTTGAATCTAACACAAGTATGGGCAGTCAATACAAGGGTCAGCCCGAAGGAGCTGGCAGGGAACCTGTCGGGGCCATGTCGGGTGGAACTTTAGGACAAATTGATTCATATGCTGCTGCAAATGGTCTCCAGTCAACTGCCCCTACTGAAGGGTGTAATAGTGCCGGACAACTTCAGGACGTGAACGACCTTCTTCCTCAAGATACCAATAACGAATGGGCACAAAATAACCCAGTTGGCACTGGCGATTTCGAGGGAGTTAATTTGTTGAACGCGGGCCACCATATTGGTATTAATACTATTGGCCAAACTCTTAGAAATGCTAATCTTCAGCTAAGACCCGATATCCCTAACCCCCAAGTACCCACTGGTCCTTGGAACCAAAGTACCATTGAGCCTCAAGAATTCGTAAGAGCTCCCATAGATATTGGTATGTAAATTAATACACCTACTTAAAAATAATAACTATATAAAAATATAAATAATATACTTAGAATAATTTATCAATAAACTTGACAAAAATTAAATATTGATAAATTATATTATAGTATCGAGAGAATAAATGAAAAAAAAATCTGTATCAACGCCAACAACATGGTCGTCTGCGTCAAATTATATGTCTAACACAATATTGTCTGTTAATCAAAGTAAGATTTTTGCGGGTATTATTATGATTCTTATTAATATTGGAACCAAATTTATTAGCATAAAATTTAGTAAATCGTGCGAAATATACTTACAAAACGCTATTAATAAACACATACTTTTATTTGCTATGGCGTGGCTCGGAACACGTGATATTTATACCGCGTTTATATTGAGTACTGGATTTATTTTACTTTCAGACTATTTATTTAATGAAGAAAGTAATATGTGTATTATACCCGAAAAATATAGAGTTTTACATACACTGGTTGATACGAACTCAGATGGTGATTTATCTGATACTGAAATTGCCGCAGCAGTCGCAATTCTGGAAAAAGCAAAGCGTGAAAAAATAAAATTACAGCAAAAACAAGCAGTTGCTCGTTTTAAAGAGGTTGAACAAGCAAATGTTGCGATGATGAATGGAACATAGACATATTTGGATTATATTGTAATGTCAACATCTACTATAATTGGGTAATGTTAATCCAGAAGCCAATAAAAGTATATTCCTAAAAAACTTGATTTGTCGTTATCTATTAATTATTTATCTAATAGATTTTTATAATAAATTAAATAATATATATTTAATACCATTAAGTATATATGAGGATTGAAATACTTATATTAGCAATTACTGTTGGATACATGTATGACACGTACCATGATGGTAAATACTCAACTTTATTTTTTTCATATAAAAAGTACTATCAAATCGCTTTTTATGGATTAATGGGAATGAGTGTTTTTTACATGTTTAGAAAAAACCCAACCCGATGTCGCAATGTCTTGTACTATGCCAATAGTATGGGAAAATATTTACCAATTGACCAAAGTGCAATGCACGCAATGTCTCCTATTTTAGATTTTACAGGTCAAACGGGAGAACCAGGAACAATGGATAATATTAATAATAATAATACAACTATTCCGTACTCGGAACCATTTAACCCACAAATGACCACAACTGGTGGAAAATTAACAAAACGTTCTGTTAGTGAGACAAAAAAGAAATATATTGCGGCAAAACAAAAATGGGAATGTGGAGGATGTGGGTCACAGCTTGACCATACATTTGAGATTGACCACAAAATGAGATTAGAGTACGGTGGAACAAATGACGAAACAAATCTAATTGCTCTTTGTCGAAACTGTCATGGACGTAAAACAGCACGAGAAAATATGTAATTATTTTGTATCCAACTATTTGTTAAATAAAATGAAATAAAGACATATTTTGAATACTACTATAACAATGGAACAATCTATTAAAACGTTAGAATCACAAGTTATAAATAATGATACTGTTGATACACATGATTACTTATGTTCACTTGTAACACAAATGAAAATTACAGATTCAAACAATAAACAATATATTTTGGATAAAATTGACAATGAGAAAACATTAACCGGGAAATGTATATTAGCTCGTAACTTTTTAACCCCACAATCAAGTGATTTAGAAGCCATATGTAAAAAGGACTTGGGTATTGGCAACGCATTAAACTCCACAAGTGGTGATGGACATAAAAATGGTAATAATTACGAAATAAAGTCATCTATACACGCCAAAAAATCAAAAATAAATTTTGTTCAATTAAGACCTGACCATGATATTGATTATTACATCATTATAGCATATAATATGTATGAAAATGATACATTAGGTAATGCTCATATTTTCAAAATTCCATCACAAAATGTATACGACCTTATTGTTCGTTTTGGCGGATATGCTCATGGAACTTGTGAAATATTGGGTAACATTACACCAGATAATATTAAGGGTAGAAATTGCGAATACGCTTTAAGATGTGACCCAAACGCAAAAAAAGGTAAAAATTATGATATGTGGAATGAGCTTATGAAATATAAAGTTGAATATAGTCCTGATAATTTCTAACCGAATTTTAGTTTATATAAATGTATCAACTCTTGTTGCCCAAGACTATCTTGCCGTACAGTATCTTTTGACATTGAATAATCTAATTGACTAAATCTATTTTTTAATAATTCTATATCGATATTTGACTTTAACCAATGCCAACTTTTTGGTCGTAATACTTTTAAGTCTGTATCAACGATTTCTCCACAATTCGCTCCATATGCTTTTATCACAAAATCACATTTTTTTGGAGGGGTTGGCTGATTATTTTTATCTTTTGAACCATATTTTAAGAAATTAAAATCGTTGTGAGATTTGTCATAAATAACTTTGTTTCTTTTTATTTCAGTTTTAACCCAAATTTGAAAACAACACTTTGCTGTCATTTTGGGAGTAAAACAACAAGGATTAATTGGAAGGTCTTCATTATAGATTAAATGAAATCGTAAATCTAATTTATTTTGAACACTGACTCTTTTAAATGTCCTTGGTATGATAAACGCAATACAGTTTGCAAAATCGGCACTTTTATTAAAGAAGTTCATTGCCAACGACGATACTTTTCCAAAAGGCGGATTACCAATAATTAAATAAGATTTATCTTCTTCTGGGATATAATCAAAGAAATTCATTTCAGTAATACCGTTTGATTTCGGTTCTATATCTAATCCTATTTTTTTAGATTCGTCCATAATATTAAAGAATGAACCAGAACCCGCGCTTGGTTCTAAATGTATATCATACTCGTTCAAGTTAATAACATCATTTAGCTTGTTATAACATGCCAATGCTATATTTTTATTTGTATAAAACTGGTCTAAACCATTTTCATTTTGTTTTGAAATATTCTCCATTGTGTTGTCATGTGTTAACAATATTATTTATAATCAATTTTTATTAACTCAATAAATTGAATTTATTTTATTTAATTATTATTATAAAATAAATTAGACTAAATACTATACTAATACGAGTAAAAATTAAAAATTAAGGTCTATAACTGGTACAAGTTATCTTTTTAATGTACTCTTGTGTCGTATTCTATTATTTTTTTTGATTTTTTGTTTCTTTTTAGAGGCTACCTTTGATTTTTGTTTCTTTTTAGAAGCTACCTTTGTTTTTTTGAAGTTTTTCTTATTAGTTCGGTTTTTTTTAGTATTTATTTTTCTTTTAGAATGGTTCTTGTAGCGTCTACGACCCGCACCAACATAATCATCTTGTTTTTCTATTTCACGTTCGAATAGATATATCATATTATATATATTAAAAACACATCTATCAAGGTCATTAGTTCTTTTAGGGTTTCTATCAAAAAAATTTAATAATATTTGTTTTATACAACCATCCAAATCAAACGATTCATAATCAACTGAACCTTTTTCTACCATACTCAATATATCAAATGGGTAAAAATCAAGTAATGACATTTTAATCGTGTTAAGGGTTTTGTAAGATTTTTTATCAATATCAATCTCATGGTTACCATCCCTATAATACGGTATTAATGTATTATCAATAAATTCCTTCATGTGATATAAATTGAAATACATTTCTTCAAATTTTTTCAATAATTTAATCGTATCTTCTCTACGAATATCGCGATCTATACCATCGTAAAATGTTCGGTCAAGTATCGAACCTTCAAAGAATGGTTGTTCGGCATCGGCTTTGGCGGCTTTATTTATTTCTTCTTCACGTTTTCTTTGAACTTCTTTTTCTCTCATTTCGGCGGCTTTGGCTCTGGCGTTGGCGTCGGCTTTGGTGTCG